TTGTTAATTCTGTTTGGTAACTCATTTTAACTTCTCGCTTTAAGTTTAGTCCGATACCTGTCGGATTTTAGTGTGTGTTAGGCGTACTTTCCCCGCAACCAAAAATTCGGTCGTTGTGACAAGTCGCCCATAGTGGGGAATCCCCCCCACATGGCAAGGTTACAAAAGAACCTTTCCATGAAGACTATATTGCATGACTCGTGCCAACTTTTAAAATAAAAAAAACTCGTTATAAAACAAGGACTTACATTTTTACAATGTAAAGATACACTTTTTTTGTGTGACAAAAATTGTCACTTTATGACGTTATTTGTGTGCCGATGTGACACAAATTGTCACTTACATTTTGTTACAATATAAAACTTGACAAGGGGTACACGATTATGTTATACGCGCATACACGCGCCCGCGCTCTGTTCCAAAACTCCCCTCATAAAAATTCCCCGTAACCCGAGGTTCGTTTGTCACCCCCTATAACAAATCCCTCCGTACCCCGTGAACCGTACATCTTTTACCGTGAACCGTACATCTTTTACCGTGAACCGTGAACCGTGAACCGTACCCCGTGACCCATGCTTCGCTTATGTCACGAGGTATTTTTACCCTAACTCCTAACTCCTAACTCCTAACTCATCGCCCCTTCTCGTTATAATGCCTCCGCTGCCAATGAAAAGGATTCAAGTCCAAATGGTCTAAGTGGTCACACCTATTCACCCACGTTGCCCCGAATAGAACCGCACTCGGGTTCCACTTCTTCCCATCGAGGGAGAGCCGCCCTCTCGGGTTTAACCAAGCCCCTGTGGTTGCCAAATACCCCCAAGCCGACCAATTTCCTGTGTACACCCATTTCATGTTCCTACTGTGCAGACCTACACCCTCAAGGTCAGCAGAAGGCGGTAATTCACTGGTTGAGCTATTTTTCCCCTCACCCTGAGCCTCCAACATCTTGGTCAAAGGGTAAGCAATCAAGTTAACACCCTTCCTAACATAAGCTAGATTAGGGATTAGGGAGAGAGTTTGGCTGTCCCCATTATACCCATTGTCACCGTTCCTTTTAGTCTTGAAAGGTGAACTGTTATGCGCTCGAACGAACAAGGGAGGCAGTTTAGGGTTGTCTAAATCAGGGAAACAACCCTTACCCACCTTCCCCTGACCCGTTAACCATCTCAAGATACTCGGCATCTTTGACACGCTCTCTTTAATCATCTCATCGGTTATCTCGAACGGATAAGTTCTCTCAAAGATAGCTTTTGCAAGACGCAAGTCCTTAATAAGCATCCCTGCATTAGGGAAAAACAAACACAATCTTTTAAGGTGTTGCTCCAACGCTTTTTGCTGCACCTTAACAGAGGCAAAGGTGAAGTCTTCGCCATCTATTACCATTTTTAGGTCTAAAATCTCCGCTAAAAGGTGTTTTAGACCCTCGTGAGGAGTATTTTCCATCAAAAACTGCTGTTTTTTAGGGTCTTTTGTCAGAAAAATAAGCTCTCTCGTGGTGTTTTCAGGCAAAAAAGCCAGCACTTTAGCTAGTTTTTGGGCAGGGTATTGCGCTATATCAGCCGCTTTTAACCCGATAAACTGCCGACTTTGAAACGCTTTGTCCTCCTCAGTGGTCGTGTCCCACTTAGTCGCATTGCTAATAAACAGCTCTTTTCGAGGTGTTTGTTGGTTTTCAACTTCTTGCTGGCTTACATATTGGTTTTCAACTTGTTGCTGGTTTTTAAGTTGGCTTTGGTTCATTACAGGTACGCTCCTTCCCCATAAACATGGCCTTCCCCATAAACATGGCCTTCGAGTCTAATAACATCGGCCAAGTCAGTCATGTCCCCGAAGACGATTGTCTCGTAAACTTTTCTCGACCAAAATTTCAACAAGCTTAGCTCGTGCAAGGCAGTCATCTCGGAAGGACGAGTTAACTCCTTCAGGTATTTTCCATGCAGAGGCAAAGTCTCGGTATCCGTCAACACCATGATGAGGGGTCTCTCGCGGGGCAGTCTCACCAGTTCGCGTAACCGACCCCGTAATGCGGTTGATGTTGTCACCAACGGGAGCAAGTTTGTCTTCGTCAAAGCGGCTCTGAAGTCTGTAAAACCCAAGGCATGAGGCTCGCGTGTGTGCCATATTTCAGGTTCCTTATCCAAGATAATCACAGGTGGAATGTCACCCAAATCCACTAAATATGGGATAGGGAGTAAGGGGCGGATTCTACGATAATCCTCAATGCTAAACTCCGTCCAAAGTTCATCATCTATTAAGTCCAGTTTATTCTGCGTCACTTGAAACAGACTAGGTAATCGCGCATTTTGTTTGCTAAAGCCTTTGTCTTCAAAATTAGGGTTTAAACCAATCGTGGAATGTCCAAGATTTAAACGGACAGAACCTGTACGAAAATTAACTTCTACGCCAAGAGTTGCTAACATGGTTAGTTACCTCCTTTCTTAGGGTTGATACCCACACCGAAGTAGATAGCCGAGCCTGTGTCCTCGTCCACTTGAATCTCAAACCCAAGTGTTAGGCTCAGTTCACGCATACGCGACCTAAATTCGCCGATGTTCAACATCTTCACGGTGCCATGTGTCAGCGACCATGACCAAAACACTTCATAAATTCTCTTTTCAGTAATCTGTAGATTCGGTTGAAAGCTAAGTTCATTCGAGTTCTTTACAAACGCACGTACTACATTATTGATGCAAGCCATTTCTTCCATAATCGCTTCATGGCTTTTTGGTAAAGTGTACCCTTGCTGCGCCCGTAATCGTGGCATGGCTTGAATCGCCCACGCTGCTATCACTTCACGCTCAGCCAAGATAATTTTACCTGCAATGTCAATTTGGACTTTCGACTCAGGCACAGGGTTGTTAAAGTTTAGGATTAACCATCTACGGGTAAAGCCCTCACTTGTGTCCCGTGTCTTCGGAATATGGTTACTACCAAACCAATGTGTTGCTGTTATTTGCGACCTATAAGGCTCGCCATACGGCATCCGACACGTGATTTCCGAGCCATCTACGATGTCTTTAAATCGCTGCCCATCAATTTTACGTTCCTCAGATAACTCACCCGCGATATTCAGTAATTTGCCTACCATGTGCGCGGGCGTATAAGGCTCGCTCCATGCGTTAGGGTTTACAGCACTTCGCGCTTCGTCACTAACCAAGGCACTGGCTATGTTGAGAAGCTGACTCTTCCCTGACTTTGCAATGCCATGTAGGAGGATAACTCGTTGAAAGCGACTACCCCAACCAAACAGAGACACCAGCAGGGCTTCTTGTAACGCTTCAACTTTTTGCTTAAAGTCAGGGTCACTACCCCAACACGTTTCCAAGAAGTCAGAAAACAAGGGTGCTTGATGGTGTAAGCTAATCGGTTTCTCAGGAGCCAAATATCTAAACGGTAACGTGTACGTCATACCAAACTCGGCTTTGTGTGGCAACAGGCGCAAGTCTTCAGTTAAAAACCCATTGACGAAGTTAACACCTTGCAACGGAGATTTTTTCAAGTCTTGAGGACTTAAACTTTGCATTAAACTCAGTATGCCTTTCATGTCGCCATTACGCTTTGCCGCCTCGTAAGAACCATAGTTTTGGCTAATGTGGCGAATCAACCAAGCATCTTTGATAACTTCCCAATTACTACCGTTAAACTTCCAAAAGTGACCTTTGTCGAAGGCAAAATCAAACAAGTTGGCCATATCTTCTAAAACGGCTTCGGCAATCTCGGTATGGTTCGCACCTGCCATGCCATCTTCGCGTTTAATTTCGTTAATTTGCTTATTTAAGGTGCCTAATTTTACTTCTAAGCCGCCCTCTTTCACAATCAGCGATAAAATACGGTCAATTTCCAAGCGGTTAAGATTCTTAGAATAAGCAATTTTGCGTAAAATCTTATCAGCAGCTTCCATACTAATGGCTGTACCTTGTCCCTCATCTTCAATAAACTTTTCCTTTAAGAAGTTAATAATGTCAATGCAAGGCCACTCTTCAGTGTCACGGTCAAAGGTTACACCAAGATTAGATTTTTCTTTGTCACTCAGACCTGTGTCCCAGCCCTCAGGTAAGATTTTCTTTTTATCTAACACATCTCTGCTAAGGAAACGGATTAGGTTTCGTTTATGCTTTTCAATATCCATTGCATCGCCAACGACATTTTGGATAAATTCATCAGCATAAGATTGCAGCATACCTAACGCTTCTAACAGGGTACGCTCTCCACGCATGACCGCCATAGCAAACAGCCCTGCCTTCTCTGTCAGGTTAGTATCACGGCTACCTGAGCTAATGTACTCGGTTAATTTGCTGTGGCCGCTACGCGACAGGATGATGCCGTAATCTGTGATAACTGCCCGTAACTTATCTTCAATATCCGAAGGCAACGAGGCTAAGTTATCCACAACATCAAACAGGTTGCAGTTTGCGGTATAAGGCATCTTGGTATCAGGGTGAATACTCGGCGGTAACACAACTTGTGTTTTTTCGCTAAGTAATTCACAAATCGTTTCGCCTGTTGCTGTTTTAATACGGAAGGTTTTCTGACCTGTGTACTTATAAGCTAGGACTTTGCCTTTTTTACCATAACGAATCCAACTACTTGGCGGCAAGGATGACTCAATTAAACGAATCAATTCCTCGTCTGTCGTGTCAATGTCCAGTGCCACGACACGCGACTGTGCACCTAACGGTAAACCAATGTTACCTGCAGGTATTTGAGTTAACCAATAATATTGAGTGCCTTCATCAGGCATTGAATTGTGGTGTAGTTGCCAACCTTGTGGAAAAGGCATTTTCGACATTGGCCGTAACGGGATGACAGGCATCTTCGCCGCCCAATACTTCGGGGCGTTATCTGCAAATATATTTTTTGACATGAGGGTCTTCTTTTAAGATGAGGTTTTAAATTAAAGTAAGTTTTCCAAGTCTTGCATAAACTGATTGCGTTCATCAGGGGTCAAGTAAGCTTGTAATGTTTTGATAACAAACTCACGGAACTGACCGTATTTTTTCACTTCACTTGCACGTTCTAGTTGAGAGAGCAGTTTCTCGAGTAACTGGGTACGGGTCTTAATGGCATTAAGAATCTCACCTGTATCTAAAGAACCATCGTTTTCAACAGTGAAGTCCACAAGTTCATCATAGAGAGAGCGTGTCTCCGCTTCCAAGTCCAATGGGGTGTCTGAGGTGCGTTCAGAACGCTCTTTTTTTAATTTACTGACACTACCTGTGAAAAGATGTCGTAAATTTGTTATTATCTCATCGGAGTAGTTAGCGTCATCAAGGTAGGTTAGCCCCTCAGCTTGAATAGCTGCCTTAATAACGAGCAAAGCACGAAGCGTCCCCTCTTGGACGGGGGGGTAATAGGTGTTGGCCATTTAGGTGTCCTCTTGGTGTTTTCAGATAATATCCGCGGAGAGGTTACATTGCAACCTCCTACTTTGTAAATTTACAATACGGTAACAATTATGTCTAACCCGTTTGCTTTAAATCTAAAGAATGAAATCAATTCACGGTTCTCTATTGATGCCGTGAATATGAGTTACTCTGACTGGGTGTGTAAAAATACCACCCTGCGGTCTGCTCCTTTTAACTTTAAGCGATTCCCCTTTCAAAAAGCAATCGTAGATGACCTACATCCCAACCTTCATGTGATAAAAATATCGCAGGTGGGCCTTACCGAAACACAAATCCGTAAAGCGGCGGCCTTCTGCGCCCGTAACCGTGGGGTCACTGTTTTGATGACCTTCCCCACTGAAGCGATGATGAAAAAGAACTCCCAAACCCGTATTATGCCAATCATTGAAACAGACCGTGTATTCAATCTTGCAGGAGGTAAACCGATTCGCTCGATTGATATTCAGCAAATCGGCGACTCTTACCTGATGGTTGTACCTGCCACTGAGGGCAGTGCTACCTCAACCCCTGCTGACTTTATCATGGTGGATGAGATTGACCTCTCCAATCAACAAATGGTCGGCCTATTGGGGTCTCGTTTACAGGCATCCAGTTACCGAATCATGCAACAATTCAGCACACCTACGTTTGAAAACTACGGTGTTCATCAAGGGTACTCGACAACCGACCAACGTGAGTATTTTTTAAAGTGTGATTGTTGTAACCATTGGCAGTTACCTAAGTTTACAAAAGACTTTATCCACATTGATAATCTACCTGATGAGATTAACCTAGTGGATATTGATAATAATGTTATCGACACTTATGGCCTCAAACTAAATAACGTGGTTGTTAGCTGCGAAAAGTGTGGAAGTGAACTCGACCTGCATGGGGGTAAACGCGATTGGGTAGCTGAGTTCCCTCACCGTGACCTCGCTCGCGGGTATCGTGTTCGGCCATTTACAGTTTCCACCTTGTCTCCTGCTTACATTATCAGTGAGCTTATTAAATACCGTGACCGTGACTTCTTACGCGGGTGGTATAACACGGTACTGGGTGAGACTTTTGAGGAAAGCTCTAGTCGTTTAACGGATAGTGAATTAAAGCCTTGCTTCCAACTAGGGGCTGCACCTGAGGTACTTTATCGAAAGAACTTTGTTGGTATTGACGTGGGTAGTATTTGTCATATCACCGTGGCTAGTTGCTCACAGGGTTTAAAGTCAGGTGTAGATTACCTTGAGTTTATCACTTGTAAAGATGATGAATTACTTGACCAGTTAAAAGCTCTCGACTTAAAGTATAACTTTGCCCAAGGGTGTATCGACAAATACCCTGAACAAACACTGGCCAAAAGTATTTTTGACTGGAGTAATGGGCGAATTATCCCTGTCCAATACTCAGGTACCTTAGAAATTAACGATAAAGTTGAAACAACCAAGACGCTTCAAGTTGACCGTACTGAGCATCTTGATACCTTAGCTAACCTTATCCGTAAATCCTTAGTTCAATTTTATAACTATGGGCAACAACGTGAGACCATTAAAGCTCACTTACGCGACATGGTGCGGGAAAAGAACGGTGAAAAGAACCCTACTTGGCGTAAACTTACAGGAAAAGACCATTATTTTCACAGTATGGCTTACACCAGTACAGCAATTAAGTATTACACAGGTGAGTTCACAGGGTATCATCAGGAAACCACCCCTAATACAGTGCTTCATTTTGCAGGGGTCAACATGGGGAATCAGTCAACAGGTAATCTTTGGGGTTATCGGTGATTATGTTACAATCCCTTAACTCAATAAATTTTGTACAAGAGGCGACACCTCATGGCTGCTACTAGCTTAACCTCCAAACTAGCTCAAATTGTGTTGCCTAAAAAGGTAGCCAATCCTCAGGGTGTGGCTGACAGTCCCACTTACCAAAGTAACAATCCTCAGAATGTGTTAACTGTCCCCACATATACTGACCACCGTACAGATATTTTCGCCAGTCGTGCTGCTGACAACGCCAACACGTTGTTACAAAACTTGCTTGTTCAGGACCCCGATGCCTCGGCAGCCGTTAATGCTTATCTCACTACGGCGGATACCGAACCTGTAATGTATGTCAAGGATATAAACGACAAAATTGACCGAAACGGTCAGAAGGTTTTGAATGCGATTCTTGATACACTAACAACTCGTTATGACTATGCCGCAGTCGGCTTTCAATATAAACCAACCCTAAGAGCGATGTCGGAGGAGTTACGGTATATGTTGCTACTGCGAGGTATGTTGGTTGGCGAGGCTATTGTTAGTAAAGAAGGCATATTTGAAGCTATCCGCTTGATTGACCCTGTAACTTTAGAATGGTTTGAGAAAACAAATGGTCGCCTAACCCCTGAGCAGGTCCCAGCAGGGGGTGGAACGAATGTCTCCCTAGATGTGGCCTCCGTGTTCGTTTCCTACTATAGACAAGACCCGACAAAGGCTTACTCTAACTCACCTTTTGTGTCATGTATCAACACAGTCGCCGCTCGGCAACGGATTATTAACGACCTGTATCGCATTATGGTAATTACAGGATACCCTCGACTCGACATTATGGTACTTGAAGATGTTATTGCCAAAAACGCTCCTTTGGATGTTAAAGCAGACCCTGCCAAATTTACCCAGTATGTTAGTAACACCATTACCTCAATTACCAATACGGTAAGTGGGTTGCGTGTTGACCAAGCGTTTGTTCACACGGACAGTATCAAAGCGGATGTGGTTAATTCAAAAGCCTCAGGTATGACTTTGAACATTGAACCAATAATCAAAACCCTCAACGCACAAAACCAAGCGGCCTTGCGTGTGATGGCTACAACATTAGGTAGGGGCGAGAGTGGTGTAAACACAGCAAGTATCGAAGCCGCTTTGTTTGCCAAGAACGCAGAAGCCTTAAATACCCCCATCGCAGAATTATGGGAGCAGATTTTCACCTTTATTTTAAGACTGACTGGTTCGACTTCGCGTGTTGTTGTTAAATTTCGCCCTGTGGAACTTCGCCCCGCTACCGAGCTTGAAGCACAATTGGTTCTAAGGCAGTCTCGACTACTGAAGGAGTTAAGCTTAGGTACCATTGATGATGACCATTATCATTTAGAAATGTTTGGTCGAATCAGGCCAGATTCTTCCCCAATACTAAGTGGTACAGGGTTTGCGGACAAATCGGTTGTGGATGCAGGAACAGTTAGTGCGAATACCGACCCCACAGGTAGGTCTGTGAGTTCGGCAGCGGATAAGAGTGCGAAAAGTAATGCAGTTAAGTAAAGCTTAGTCTGTTATTAAGACCTCGTAGCGCAGCAGTGCTTCATAAGCTCTTGTGTCTATGCGGTCTTTCCATTTTTCAGCTTGCTGTTTAATAAAAGCTTCTTTAGTTTGTTTGTAAGCTTGGAAGGCAAGCTCAGGAGTATCAAAGCGACCTATATGTCGAGACGACCTCTCGGTACAACACTCAGCCGTAAATCTACCCCCATTCTTGGAAACACCTAAAGGGAAGTCCCCCCTATGGTTCCTGCGAGCCGTAAATAAAGTGTTTAACTCTCTTGGCAAGAATAAACAAGTGTTCTCAGAATAGACTCTATTTCCCCTCAGGAGTAAGTCTTTATCTAATTGAAAATCACCCTGACCAAAACCGATTTGATTTTGAACCCACTTGTAAAAATAAGAGTAATTTTTAAAGTTCTCACTTACGGAACACCCTATATAGGTGGGTTTCCCTTGTTGGTATTTAGAGCTGTAGCACCGTCTAAGAAGGCTTGTCCAAAGGTCGTACTCTTTAGTTGGGTTACCTTTTATATTTGCAGGGTACTCTTTACTATTTACACCAACACCAAAAACTAAATTAGTCATCTTCGAGTCCTTATTCAAGGCATTCTGAAGTGATGCAGCGGGTAGGTGAATGAAGTCTACTTTCGGGTGGCCGCCCTAGCTGCACATAAATTATACCACTAATACTAACCCCAACTGTTCAAGTTCTGTAAAATAAAAAGCCTCCGTTTGGAGGCTTTTTATCGGTCAGGAACCCCCCAAACCTTAAACTTTGTGGAGTCTAAAACGGGTTTTAAACTCCACAAGCTTTTGTTGTTATCATGGCGAGGTTTGCACACGCAACCTTATTCGTGAACGATTGTTCTCTCGTTGTTGAGCTACATGACGACTATTACCTTAGGGTAGCTCCCCACCCCGCCTCTGTCTATACCTATTCTATAATGTGATTGCAAACCAAGTCTCTTTATAGTAATCTTTACAGTATCTACACAAACTTAACAAACGTACGCCATGAAACGTATTGAACTTAATGAAAAAGTGAAAGCTCTCATCAAGGCTTCTGTCGGTGATGAGATTAACTATGACTCTGTTGCTGTCTTTGAAGCCACAGCGGTTACTTCATTACCTCTTAATAAGCGCGGCACTATTTTTGATAAGGGTCAGATTACTGCTGAGACTTTTCAAGAAGCAGCTACCATGCTAAATACAGGTAGCTTTGTTCCGTTACATACGTTACACGAGCAAGGTTACGAGATTCCCGTAGGTCGCGTGTTCCACGGTGAAGCTCTAAAAACTCCTCAAGGTTTTGACGAACTACGTGTGCTTTTCTTTGTCGATGGCACCAGTCCTCAGTTAATCAGTCGCCTTGATAATGGCACTGTTGAGGAAGTCAGCGTTGGTATGCAGTTTAAGCGTTTGCTTTGCTCCACCTGCAATGTTGACTTGATGGAAGACCCTGAATCCATGTGGTCACAAACCTGTAAAAATGGTCATGTCATGGCTATGGGTACTAACCACATTAAGCCTGACGGTGTTGCGAATTTCCGTGAATTAAGCCTCGTATCTAAAGGTGCTAGTAATGGTGCTAAGGTACTAGGTGCACAGAAGCGTTTGCTCGCTTCTGCTTACTATAAAGAAGGGTCGCAATTAGCAGCCTCTTTGAAAGACCCTGAATTTGTGCTTTTTGGGTCACCCACTAAGCCTACTGAGGAAGACCCTATGTTAGTCGCTGAACTCCAAGCAAAATTAGGTGCTGCCACTGCCGAAGTGGAAACCTTAAAAGCTTCTGTTGCCGAGCTTGAGGCTTTGAAAGCCGATAAAGTTGCTTTAGAAGCTGCTGCTGAAACAGCTAAAACTGAAGCTGAAGCTAAGTTAGCTGCTTTAGAAGCTGAAAAAGTTGCTTTAGAAGCTGCTGCTGAAACAGCTAAAACTGAAGCTGAAGCTAAGTTAGCTGCTTTAGAAGCTGAAAAAGTTGCTTTAGAAGCTGCTGCTGAAACAGCTAAAACTGAAGCTGAAGCTAAGTTAGCTGCTTTAGAAGCTGAAAAAGTTGCCTTAGAAGCGGCTCAAGAAGCTCAGTTAAGTGTTCGCCCATTTAAGATTCCTTTAGGTGGGATTCCTAACTTAACTGCAGCGAAGACTGATGTAACTAACCCTAATTCTGTAGACTTGTCGCATTCCAATGCTTTCAAGTCTCCAAAACGCTAACCCCCACTAGGAGAAAACGCGATGACTGCAATCGCCTCAGGTGGCGTGTCCTTAGTGGGCATTCCGCAAAATAACTTCCGTTTAACTTGCTACTTGGCTGCTGGTATTGTAGCTGCTGATGTAGGCAAACCTGTTGCCTTAGATACTTCGGCCAACAACACTGTTAAATTAGCAGGTGCTGGTGATGTAATCATTGGTAACCTAAAGACAACCTCCATTGGTACTACTGAAGGTACTCGTGTTGGCACTGTTGAGTTTAAAGGTGGTTTCACTTGGAACTTCACTGGTACTGTTGTTGTTGGTAACCAAGTTGTTGGTTCTGCTACTGCAGGTTCTGTTGCAGCGGGTACTAATCCACGTTCTTTAGTAGTTGCCGTTAACGGTACTACTGCTGATGTAATCTTCGTTTAAGGAGTAGGAAAATATGCGTCCTTTTAAAGATATTGTAAAAACTACTCCTGAAGCTATCGCAGCTTTGTTGATGGTTGAAAGTACAGGTGATTCTGCCGATAAAGGTATGAAACTTGTTAAAGATGCGGCCTCTTTTGGTTTAAACCTCCGTGACTATTTAACTTTAGCTGTGGACACCAAAGGTGGCGACAACAAGTGGAAAGGTTTTAACGGTTATGAAGCTGTTAAAGTTGCCTTAAACTTGCCACACGCGAACGACTTTGAAGCAGGTATCACTCTTCAAGCTGCCGCCAATACCTTCCAAACATACGCAGGTACTCGCGCTATGTTCCCTGAAGTTATTGATGATATGTTGAAGTTTAAAACTCTTCAAGATAACAAAGTTGAAAACATTGCTTCTATTGTTGGCCAGTCCCGTACTGTGTCTCAGCGTGAAATGATTTCGACTTACTACGAAGATGATGCTGATGACCGCAAAACCTATATCGTTAGCGAGTTAGGCCGCATTCCTGTACGTTCTGTTCGTACTAGCGAAGCTTCTGTTAAGTTCGGCAAACGCGGTAGTGGTATTGAGATGTCTTACGAGTTTGCTCGTGATGCGTCTTTAGATATTTTGACTCCGTTCGCTTCGCGTATTGCTCGTGAGTTAGAGAAATCCAAAGTTGCTGCTGCAACAGGTATCTTGATTAACGGCGATGGCACTAATGCT